TCGAGCACGAGATGGGGTTGCCTCATCGAGATTACTGATGAAGCCGCCATCACCTAGAGAATCGTCGATCCGAAGTCGTAAAGACCGAGGAACGGCGCTAACTAGATAATCAAATGTTGGACGCAAAGCTAAATCGCATGCGAGTTTTGAAGCTCGACGGTGCGCAAGCCTACGGACAGCATTTGCCAGCCGGTAAACGGCCGAGACGGAAGACAACTTTTCCTTTAGGAAAATTGGCTTGACATCAACACCCTCTATGTAATGGGCTCCACAGGACTCCCGGAAACGCGAAGCAAAATGACTTTTCTTCACGTTCATGGTAAATCCATAGAACTCTAACATACAGGAAAAGAGAGTTAGACATTTACTGGGTATGACGATGTCATCCCCGTAAACCGACACATTCGGTCCAACCGGGTTGGATGGATGAATGTGAAGATATTCTCTACAGCAATCAGCAGCTGCAAAGAATATTAAGGACTCAAGAGCGAAAGTGAATCCGTTCCCCATTGAGGAGAACTTATTCCATCGAAATTGAGTACCGTCTAACAAACCAAAGTGAGATCGGCAACTATCTAAAACTGAAAACCATTTGGGAGGTAGTAAGTCCCGAACGAGTTCCAGCGAGATAGAGTCGCTAGCAGAGGATAGGTCAATCGTAGCTAATTCGGCGGTTTCACTTCCGAATTTCGCTAGCGACTGATTTTGATTCTGATAACGCAAATCGATCCCACGCCGTCGGAGTCGCTTACTTATCATTTCGCCAATAGCCAATTGAAACCAGAGATTAATCCCTGGCTCAATGGCGATGACGCGATTAGTAGACGAATCCTTCGGCACAGTGGTCACTTTATTCCCTAGCTGAAATTTGGGAAACCCATTCTCAGCTAACACAGAATACCACAGAGGGTATGATGCCCTCATGGTTTCTATTGGGAGTAAAGAGTAGAGGTCACGTGTAATCCCAGTTTCGAACTGGAACTTATTGGCTGAACAGGCTTCCCGCGACTTTACAATCGTGGTAGCGCCTGGACCCCAATTGGCCAGACTGAAGAACTCCTCAACGTCAAATTCACCCAAAATCTGGCTGATTTTACGAATGACTGCGTTATGCAGCCAAACGGCCGGCCCTTTATATAAGGGGTCGGCAGCAAGATTTCGGAAACGTGAATTTGTACGCCCACAAAGATTCTCGAATTTCGAGAATTTACTTTTGGCTACCTCGTCAAGGTCGTAGGAAAGGTTTAAACCTTTAAACTTCGACAAAAACTTGGTAGCCGCATAGGCGTCCCTAAGTTGGTTTACTTCGCAGTAATCCAACGGGTTGAACTCGAGATTAGCCAGCGGCTCATGTTCATCATTTCTGAAGATTATAGCAACGGTTAACGCTCGTGGACAATCCAGGTCGTGGAGGAATGATTCAATCGCGCCAGAGGTTACCTCTGGTGCCACACGGTAGGTTGACACCTGTTTCAACAGGTGGCGGTTACGCTTCTTAAAAGACATAACGGCTCTCCAAATGAGTTAGGAACTAGAAAGGGCTAGTAAGGCCCGTCGAAGTTCACGACCGCAGCAGTGAGGGG